CTTGTGTTTATAATGGGTTCAGTATTTGTAACGACTAGGGGTGTTCCAAGATGACTCGCGGGCCCACGGTTAACAACCTGATTGTTAATGAATACAGTCCCACCTGAAGTGTGGAAACGTCCTTGTGGTGTCGCGGTACCCACACCAACATTACTCGATTCTAATATCGTTAATTTTGGGGTACCCATAGAAGCAGTTTTACTCACATAAAAGTTTATACCCTTACCATCGGCCACCCTATTTTCAACTTTCGTCTCCTTGTTCGCCGAGTCTGTATACACTTTCATACTTGTCTCGAGATTACCGAACATAGCCGCATTACTGTGATTAATTTGAAGGTTTCCACCAAGGGTCAACAACTGACTCGGGTCAACATTTGATATACCTACATAACCTGTAGAGGCTACACGTATCCTCTCTGAATTCTTTGTATACATCCTAATATTTTGGTGGGTTGCCGAACTTCTAGCACCAAATACTTCAATTGCACTCATGTTTGCCACGAGTGGTCCAGATTTGATAACCACCGCATTTGAGACGGAATCTCCATCATCTGTGTCTGCGTGGATGAGAACATTCGCATCTGAGGTGATACCAGAATCACCATCAACCTCAATCATATCCTGGACACGAATCGACTGTGTTATAAGACGACTCGTGACAGTGTTCCCTAAAACCGTTAGGGTGTTTGCAGCATCGGCGTGAACGTTCACAAAAAATTCATTACCAATTGAAAGAGTATCAGTTGGATTTGTATTGGCTATACCACTTGGGGTGGCTCCAGTTGTTTGAAGACTGTGGGATTGAATTGTTGATGTGACCACCATAGGTATGGCGGCGTCGGCATCTAATGTAATGAGACTACCAACTGTTAGACCCGCATCACCAATCCTCAAACCCTCAAAGAAACCATATCCATTGGCATGTAACAAATTACTCGAAGATGTGGCAACATCATTGATATACAAATTGGAACCCACGGAGAGGGTGTGGGTGGGAGAGGTATTTATGATACCCACGTTATTTTGTGTATACAGTTCACCATATATATGAAGGTTCACTGTATTTGAGGTATCTAATATACTATCAAACGTAGCAGTCTCGGGGCCACCAAACGTCCTCGTAAGATTGAACTGGTCATTGGCATGTGTGTACCCCAAAAATACATTGGATGTCCCAGCTCCCCCATCTTTCATAAGAACAGCCATGTCGTACGTTCCATTGTTACCATCACCCATCAAAATGACAGCGTTGGAGACGACGAGATTATCTACACTCGTATAGGCTGGATTTTCTGTGATTGATAAGTTACCAACCATCTCAGTGTTTCCAAAAATCCGAAGCACACCATTCCTTACGATAACATTACCATTTTCAAATATAGCCACATTGGAATCTGTAGCTGGGTCGAGTTCGTTACCTACACTCAGAAATGTTCCCGCAGTCGCCCTATCTGTGAAGGTATTCCCGGTGACTTTAATGACATTCGAATCATTTTTATTTATAGTAACTTTACCATCCAATTCAATTTGGTTTGTGAATATTAAATTAGAAGTGAGAATATTACCGTTCACGGTTACAAGATCACGATTACCTGTACCGATAAAGAATTCCTGGTTTGCACCAACTTGGAAATCGTGGACGGGGTTTGTGGTTTTGACACCAATTTTATCTGTAATGTTCATCCTCGCAGCCTTAACCGTTTTAGAAACATCTAAAATCACTTCTTGACCACTTTCCATAAATAGATCAGCCCCGATCGAAAAACTCTTTGTTGGTGATGTGTTAGAAATACCTATCCGAGTGGCGACAATTTCATCTGCCTCAATCTCACCGGTGATAATACTCCGTACTGTAGTGAGTATATCTTGCTCTGTGGGATTTGCATCCATATTAGACACAAAAATCTGGTCGAAACGAACAGTTCTACCCATATATACATTAACTACCGAATAAAATTCCGGCTAATCCATCCTTGATTCGAAGTATGTTGTAATTTACTGCATACACAAACAATGGTTGATTAGTGGGTCTATTCAAACCCTTCTCGGCACCCCTAATGGTAAGTTTGGCGTTATCTAGGCGGCTGAAATTACAAGAACCTGAGGGGTTATAGTCTGATGCATTCATGCAGAAGTGGTACGCAAAGAAACGTGTATACATCAACACTTGACTTTCTGGGATAAATTCAGAAGTCCCAAATGAAGATTTGTAATAATTTTGTACTGTGTGGAAATAGAGTGGACTCATCTGTTCAAGTAAATGTGTCCCGTTTATTTGTAAATCGGCACTCTTGAACGTAAACCTATCGTTCGCAAAATCACCACTATTGGCACCAAATCCAAAGAATAATGATTTAACTGGGTGGTTGAATGCTGAAATGTCACACACATTCTCATTTGTGGCAACTGTATTATCAATAGTTGTTGTTAGAGGGAATTCTATCCTTTGAACTTGTGTAATTACAAAATCGAGGGGTCGCGTGATTAATGACTCCCTCTCATTGGTGTCTAGGTATACATAATTACCATAAATCTTAGCCTTTTTCTCATCTGCCGTTATAAGAGCTAAATTTGCTTCATCGAAGTTTATCCTTATCTCGACTTCATGGTGTTGTAACGCTATAAGGGGTAAAAACGCTTTGTGATCACAGAAAAAGAAGTGTAGGGGTAGAAATGTAAAGTTAGATGTCGAAGTTTTGTTATTAAGTTCTTGGGATTTATTCCATGTATCAGCTAGGTAATTTGGCCATATATCTCCAAAATAATCATAATGCTGTGAATCTATTTTCTGACCACCGATAAAGAGGTCTAGTGTGGAGTTATAGAATAGATTGGATGCGATATTTGCATTAGAATTGAGAGAACTCGACTCTACCCACAACCCTGTCAATATATCACCCAATACAGGGATTTTGATGGACATATCTTTATCGGAAAGATGTTTAATATATTTTGGGGCTTGTGAAAAGTTTGTATGTCTAGTAAACTTCATACGAAAGAAGGAGTGTCCTTCATCACTGTTTAGATACACATCCTGCACACCTTTAGATACGAGTTGTATTAATGCACCCGACATTTAATTATTATTTAGATTATAAAAACAGACACTTTCCCTGAGGGAAGTCATCCTTTATTTCCTCAACAACTCTCCCTTTGATGTTAAATCCACCTTGTCTATACACTTTCATTCTCTTGTAATACATTGCAGTGAAGACTGACCAGGGGTCGTGTACATCGTATATATGTGGGTTGTTCTTCTTACCCTTCGTTTCCCTCATAATTCTCCCGATAGACTGTTGAATGTCTGACTTAGGGGTGGATAAGATAACTGTATCGAGTGTTGGGATATCGAGGCCTTCATGGGCTTGACTGAATGTGGCGAATATGATTTTCTTTTTTGAGGATTCGTGGAGAGCTGCTTCTTTCATACCACCCATGTAAAGTCCTGAAGTTTTAGGGAAACATTGATGTAAGAACTCACAATGGAGCCGACGATCACTGAGTACTAATAATTGTCGATTACCAGCTGATGCCTTTTTCACCAGTTGTACCAGCATTTGATTTCTTTGTCGATCTTCTACCAGGTGTGTAATCATATTCGGCATTGAAATTTTACCATTTCTCATGGAAGGTGGGGGATTCTTATAATTTGGGGAATCGTAGGTGATTGTCATCACCTCAACCTGTTCTTGGTTTTTACGTTCTACTGCAAAGAATGTCGGACCCATAAACCAGTGAAGAACTTTGGTGAGTCCATCCTTCCTTTCAGGTGTTGCTGAGAGTCCATAAATATGTTTTGGGCACATTTTGAAGAGAGATTGACTGAATACTTTCGCACAAATGTGATGTGCCTCATCGACAATCAATGTACCAATACTTTCAAAATCACCAAAGCTGTATTCTTTGAGGGAGAGGGACTGTAGCATCGCTATTATAAAATCACATTCAACCTCCTTCTTGTCCTGCTGGACTATACCGATTGTTGCACCTGGGCAAAATTGTTGAATCCTCTCTCTCCATTGATCAGCTAAAAACTGTTTATGTACCACGATCATCGTGCGATACCCCAATTTACAAGCTATGGCCAAGGATACCGTCGTTTTGCCGTAACCACATGGTAGAGAAAGGACACCATGCCCTGCTTTAATTGCTGCTGCGAGTGCTTCATTTTGATGTGTAGCATCTCGTAATTCTCCGACAAATTTGGCCTTGAATTTTGCTGGTTCTGGTCGCTTGTCAATTTGGGCTTCCCCAAGCTTATCAGTTCCATAGAATCTTGGAACGCAGACTCCACTCTTAGCTGGTCGGAAAACCTTGAAAGGTGGTGGAGGAAACCCATAATCACCATTTACGATAGGTCTTACGGTAAGCTCCTTTTTAATTTCCTGTATTGGTCCCGCGTCTACGAGGTACCCAGTTCGGGTGAGAACTGTCATATCTACTTATTTAAAGATGTGAAACTTTAAATGAGTAAATGCCTACTCTTTATATTAAGAGACTTCGACCCTCAAGGACTTGAAAATATCGAGGAAGAGAGGACCCAAGAAAACCCTGAGTGATTCTCCACATTCCAAACACCCTTGAAATCAACCTCAATTTCAACTTCATCACCCTTTATTAGAGACTGTATAGGGCGTCCCTCAACCTTACACATCACTCTCCTATAACGGAATGGTACCTTTACCGTGAGAATCGTATCATCGAGGGGATTATTAATATTTTGATTCGTGAGAAGATGGAATTTATTTGCATGCATTCGTTCTATAATTCCAGATACGTTGGGAGGAATTATAAAACGAATATATTTTTTACTATTGAACTCATACATGGGTTCATACACTTTAGCTACAAACTTCATTTCTTTCTATTAAAGTACACTAAGACCAAAACTATAAGTACTATAATCAGGAATAGTGAAACCCTCGAGACGAGGAATGGTTTGAATGGTTTTCTTGTCCCAAATAATTGGTGACTTAGGCTTCGTGATACTTCTACTGATGCCTCGATGCTCGAATAGGGTGTATTTCTAGGAGACATCATACCACACATTGCAACTTTGGGACATTTACCAAAAAATGGGAGTTGTCCCTGGAGTCCCAACACCCCCGAGGATTGTGAAAATTCCCACTTTTCACCATTCCATTCAGAACCCCACCCAATCCTAGATGTTTTTGGTTCAGGTACCTTCAATTGGTCTATAACCCCACGTATAAGAATATTTGGATCTGTGTTCATGAGCTCGGGTGTAATATCACATATCACACAAGATACAGTCTTACCATCCTCTAGGACCACTGGTTGTAGATTCCATTCCGTTGTACAAGCAATTTCTAGATCAGACTTCAAATATATTGGTTTTTCATAATCAAGAATCACGTTCAAGGCACCATACGTACTGTAACGAACCTTCTTTTCCGCATCCGGACCCCAGTTATCACCCAAAAGTTTGAGAGCTGGGCTATTATCTACACACAAAAACAACATACCATCATTTATGAACGTATCATTACTGAGTTTGGCGGAGTATCCATCTTCACGATATTCTACAGAATCCAACTCAACCCCAAATAAAAAATTAACACCCCTCTCTAATAGTGCAGTTTCCATTGAGTCACACATACCCTTACCTGAAGTTTTCTGAGTGTAGAGTTTAGACAAACCAACATGATCTAAATTATTTACAAACTCGAATGCTGACATTACACCCCAAGTGACACCATCCATTATGAGGGGTAGATGTTCTAGTGTTGTTTTACCACTCTCTGAAAGAGTTCCAACTGCATCTTTGAGAGAAATAGATTTGTATTTTTCAGGGTCTTTAAAAACATTAAATAGGAGGGATGAGAGGGTTATATAGTCTCTAAACCCGAGTGTCTTCAAGACATACCGTGAGGTACCGACGCCACTTTTGGGTACGAAAATATCACCCCATTTGATACCCATCTCTTCAAACAGTGATCTCGTATTTACGAATGCGCGATCAAACACTACACGATGTGCGTGTAAATCACGAGTCTCTGTATCCGGTTCCCACCAAGATCCACCTGCTGAAATCTTTCTATCGTAAATTGTTATTTCATGTTCACCTTCCCTGAGAAACTCCCAAGCTAGGGACATACCGGTAGGCCCAGATCCTACAATATGAATCTTCATTCTACTTTTAACACACAATTTAAATGAGTCCAGTCTTCTCACGCTCAGCGGGCGTTTTTAACGCGTATAGAACTGCAACGAAAATTATGGTGGATAAAATGGCGTACTCAACATCCCTGGATGCCGTTAAGGTGATTAGAAATAGAGAAATGAAACGGAAAATTTGGTTATCGAACAGAACTTTTAAACGTTGTGGGATCTGGACGGCATTACCAGAGAACAAACCTTGGTAAAGTACAATAACCGAAAAAATTAAGGATGGGGGTTGGAGAAGTTTTTCAATTGGGCCACTGACTGATCCGAATAGGTTAGCGATCTTTGTCATTTATATACATTGAGAAAATTAAAAAAATTACAAAAGGATATTAGCTCGTCGAGTACAGCGTGGTTTACTTTTCGTAAAAGTTAATAGACTTATCATGCTCCTTGAGGTACTCCTTCATACGACGTTGCTCATCCCGGATAATATCAGAGAATTTTTCTTTGATCTTACCCACGTCAGTGTCACTGTCTCTTTGTATCTTCTTACTCAATTTCTTGAATCCTTTATTCTTGTTGTTAGCGGCGAATATCACTGGTGAAGCAATAGCGAACATTGTGGTTATTGTCTTTTAAGGACATTTAATTTTTAACCGTGTTAATTTTTCCTCAAACTCCCTTCTCTCACCTGGAGATTCTATAACCTTACCCGTACTTAGAGCTTCTATTTCAGGTCCAGTGAGTTGCATAGCATTAACCCTAAAGTCCAAGAAGGCTTCCATAGAGAGGGGTACTAGGGGCTGAATTAATTCGTAAATAGCCGTGGCATACTCACGGATTTCCTTTTGGGCGTGGTGATCCATTCGTAATTGGAGGAAATGCATGAGATTGTGGAGGTCCATTTTCCACACAAAGGAGGTGTATGTCGATTGTGGTAAGACCCCACGGGCTTGTTCCCTACAGACACCCTTCTCTAGGAGTTCCTCATAAACTTTGAAGGCATTCTTATATTGTTGAGAGAGGGTCTCACTTAACGCATCCCCAATGTCCACAACACCATCAGATCCCTGGTGATTTATTTCGGATTGTCCACGAAGGACATCTGGTTCGTAATACTCTTCATCAACGATCGAGTATCGGGCAGACATCTCATTTACTGAGGCGGTCCTATGTCTCAGCCATTGTCTCGCAATGTATAAGGGTGCCTTGATACGAAACTTAAATACTACCAATTCTAGGGGTGAAGTATGCCAGTTGCGAACGAGGTAGCGAATGAGACCCCTATCACCACGAGTTGTTTTCGTTCCCGTTTGATAACTCACACGTGCACCATCGACGATAGCCTTATCTAGATTCTCTAGGGGCATATGGTCGACGAGTTCTACAAATCCACGATCCAAAACTTTTTTCATTGTACAATACTATCCGTTTATTTCTTTAATTAATTCATCTATATTTTTATAATATCTTTTCAAATCTTTCATGAATCTTTTATTGTTTTCGAGAACTTCACAATCAACTTTGTTTACATAGATCCATGCTAAGTTGGGTTTAGAATATTTTGTCATTTTTTGATTTTCATTTGGACGACGTGCAACAAGTTTGGTGGACTTCTTTTTCTTCTTGGAGGAGGCTGATGCGACTTCAACCCTGTTAACAAAACTCAAGGCTTGCATGACTGTATCCGCGAGGTCATCTTTTTTCTTAGATTTTACGAATGTATCTATCCAATGGGCATTCACGTCATCTTGGCGAATAAATGCTTCACATCTCTCAATTGCAACCTTCTTTCTTTTATTGTATTGTGCCTTACCCGGTCCAGCCACATCCGGGATCTTGTGACGGGCATCATAGAGTATAGTCTCTGCACTTGGGCACTTAATTATAAAGTAGGAGTGGAGAAAGTGCATAACCGAAATCATTTTCTTATTGCGGTCAGGTTGTTTTTCGATTAGAATCACTTGGGCATCTAAAATCCACGGTCGTTCATCGAGGTGATCTCGGAGGGATACATAAAGACCATCCTTGTGTTCGGGTGGTACACCTGAGACATCCCACTGGGTTACGAGATTCTTCTTATTCTCATCGAGAAGGCACATTGCCAGATTTCGAATACCAACGTCTATACTCAGAATCATTAGTTTAAAGAGTGTGTATCTCTTTAACCATCTACTTTAATCTAAGGGACTTAAAGAGGTAAATTTTTTATTCTCTATGTGGTGTTGGTGGTGTTGTCACACATTCGATGGAATCGACTTGACCTTACCTTATAGGTATGATGACCGACGAAACAAATTTTCGACTTTTGGACATTTTTGTTCTTGGAGTTGTATGAAATCCTTCGCAATCGATAAATATGGGTGTAGTAGAGGTGGACTCATATGTGGAAATATCGTGATGATGCGCAAAAAGATGTACAACCAAATAGGAAGTGTAAAAGCAGCACCAAATAGATTCAAATTAAAGGAATTTGGGGGCGAAATGACTATAGAGGAATTTAGGGAAAATCAAACGATTGATAAAGATATCGTACCGTGTGAGATTCAATCGAAACCATTTGTTGATAATCTCATACCCTTTGTTTCAAACACGAAGAAGATGGATGAAATAAAGAATTCTACTTCTAACAACAGTTCTCTAAAACTAAAAAGAAATAAACCTTTACAGAGATCCCACAATAATTTGGAATCAGCTTTGGGACTTATTATAACTCCCAAAACCTAGATTTCTCTTTTGTTTAGCTGTTGGTATTGAAGGTGGTAATTTTTCAGTTTTTTTACTATGAACCCACTTTTCACCATCGTGGGCTACCCAACAAATATCGTGTCTTTCCATGGCTTTCCTACATAAAACACAAGGCAATGACACTGCATCCCCCTCTACAGTTTTACGACAAATAACCAGATGACCATACTTTCTGTGTACCCACTCTGAAAACTGGTGAGACTTATATCCCCTTTTGAAACATTCTCGATAGAGTTGTTTTATAATTTGTCTCTCTGCACACATATGATTATTACTTTCTATACTTAGACCCTTAGTCATAGAACCTGTCACCGTACAATATTTCATACTTGACAGTTCAGACAGGCTGCTCCATCGTATACAAAATCACATCTCTTACACTCACTTAGGACGTTAATTCTCTTTTTTGGTACAAGACCTTGGGCAAAACGTTCGAGTTCTTTGACTGTGTAGAGACCATACTGGACCATAACTTCGAGTGATGGAAATCTCATTCTTCATAAATTACGTTTCTTTCGTTTAAATTAGTTTTCGGGGGAGAGGCACGGGATGCACTTGGTCAAATTCTTTTTGGCCTTCAGCA